GGCCCGCACCCAGCTAGTGCAAAAATCAGAATCGTTAAAACTACACGAATAGGCTTCATGTTAAGGCTTTTTCCGTAGCTGTCTACCCGTTGTTGTAGCAGTGTAAATAGTGCCAGAGGCCAAACCTGCCGCATCCGCTGAAGCATCGTCCGCATAATTAGGAATTGCTGGAGCAATAAGCCCAAGGCCGGTTAAAACAAGTCGATCGACAGTAGGATTGTAATGAAGGGTTTTGCCCGATCCCCACGAGATTCCGTTTGCCAATGCACTGTTACCGGTGGTTGGCATTTGTAACCGTGCGTAACCAGCCGGCGTGACTCCGCCAACCGCTATGCCAGCTTCATTAGCGCCAAGATACGCATGAAGTGGCACAACTTCCAATCCAGTAACAAAGTTTTCCGCGCCTTCATAAGTAAGGTTTGTGGCCTGAAATTCAGGACCTCGGTTGTTTGCTGATGCACCCAAAATCCGTGACGCCCACATTTGCGTTGAACCAGCAGCGCGGGCCAATTTTATGTAAGGCTTACCTGAGGCATCTCCAGAACTAACTGTCGTCTGTTGCGGGGGAGTGCCATAAGACGAACCAAGCGCACCAAGAGCTAGTCCAGCTACCAGCTTTGATTCGTTGCGCATTTTCTCGGCAAGGTAGCGCTGCGCCGCATCTGCAAGATGAACGCCATCATTGCCCCAACCCAACGCATTGACAGTAGCCCAGTTTTTGCACGCTTCATAACCGTCAAAATAATAACGACCTTGCGCAAGCGCGTGCGCTTTCAATGTTGCATTGGTCGTCAACGTGCGAGCGTCCTGCGTAGTATCGGACATTGGTGGGGCGCCCGAAAAAATCCACGAAGCATACGGCACCACAGCATCAAATCGCGCCTGCATGGTTGAAAGCTGCGCAGCGAACGCCGCCACCTGAGCATCGTCCGATACTTCGCGCATCTCAAACATCACACAATCCGGCGCAAGCGCCGTCAATAGGGACGACATAATGCCGGAGTTAACTGTGTTCATTTGCTCTAACGTGGTGCCGGAATAATCAATTTGATACCATTCCACACCACTTTTGGTCGCATGTCTAAAAAGTGGTCGGAAAAACTTTACAGTGCCAGAGAGACCAACGACCTGCGTGCGATAAGCTCCCGCCGCCTTGGAAAGAGTAATAACCCCAAGGCCGAGCGTGGTATTCGCACTGACACTAGTGTATCCGGTTTCATCAACGTAGGACGCGCCCGCAAGCGAAGTTTGCACCTTAAATGTCCCAGCGCCCGGGCTATTCAGATAGAAAAGCACAATCGTATCGCAAAGAAACGAATTGGACGAACCATCACCAAAACTAAGTGTTCCACCGCTAGGCAGTGTCCAGTTTTCGCCAGTGGGAAAAATTGTGAAATCTTGCGTTCCGGCAGCAGCACCACCTGTTGCGGTAACGGTAGCGGAGCCAACCTGACCGGCACGCCCAAAAGTTGCTACAATGTCAGGCAATGCAAATTTTGGCTTAAAATAACCAAGGCTATCGCCAAATGACACAACTCGCAATTGCGCAGTCGTTCCAGATGCCATTGATAAAATTTTCTGATGAGCCTTTCCGCCAGAAAGATTAAACTTTATACGCGTATCTGTGTCTGGAAGATCAGACGTATAAGCCCATGCACCAGAACTATATGATGCCATAACAACCCGCCCTGCCGAATATGACGTTCCTCCAATTGTTGCGGTTCCTGCGCGAACATCTATTATGTAACCCTTGCCTTGGACGCCAGTTGGATTTGTAACCGTAGCCGAAGCAGTAACCCTATAATAAACATCGTTTGCGGCAGTAAAATTACCTGTTTTCTCAACCCACTTCCCAGCCCCCCCGGCCGCCGCCTCCGCGCTTGCTGCAGCAGATTCAGCAGCGTCAACGGCCGCCGCCGCAGCTACAGCGTCTATATTGGTAAAGTTAATCGCACCAGTATCACTGTCAAAATAAAGATACTTACCCTTGCGATCAGCTAATGCCAGCGTTCCGTCTAACGTTTCGCTTTCACCAAAGTGCAGCCCTCGGTTCGAGGCTTCTTGCTGCGCCTGCGAAATCATTGTCAGTTTATCCAGCGCCTTTTCATGCGTCTCGGCCGGAAACTTGTCATTGTAAACGTAGTCGACTAACTGCGTGATCGGCACATCACGACGAATGGTGATGACGTTGCCAATGGCTACGCCTGTTCCCGTAAGCGTGATCGACCCACCGGCGTTATTCCCTGCACCCGTAACCGTATAGTTGGTGCCAGTCGTCAAAACGGTATCAGCACCACTCACGGTTTTTATGACCTTGAGGTGACTGCTTTCAAGGAAATAGAATGGCACACTCAACGTTTGCGTTGTTGAGGACAAGGTGTAAGCTACTTTGGCGGTAGTGGTTGAAACGCTCATGGTATTGGTTAAAAGGTTTTACTCTGCTTGCGTGGGTTGTTGTTGTCTAAACTTGTAAAGAGCTTGCGCGGTTGCTGCCCGAGACAAACTGGACATGTAGGCCCGGGCCTGACTCCGATCCTCGTCATCCAATTGATCCGATAAACTAGCCAACCTTTTAAGCCGTTCCTCGTCATTTGCGAGCAAAATAGCCTTTAGGTTTTGTCCGCGCTCCACGGCAAACTCGTAGAACTGTCCGCCCATTTCCTTACGGTATCCGTTCAAATCGGATGGCATAACATCCCGATCCGCCCATGTTTTGTAGATCCGAGCGCTTGGGCTGTCGTCCTTCTCCCAATCCGCCAGCCAGCCAATGCCGAACCGGCCTTTGATTGGTTCGCCCAAGGCGTCCACGGTGGGGTCATTGAACTGAGATCCAAACGGCAGTTGAGCCAGCATGGCCGATTTGATGTCAGCCCGAGATTTCTTTTCTCCGCCGGCCAGGGTTTCGAGCGACCGGAAGAAGCCAGCCATCGGAACAAGGTTTGCCGCCTGTCCAGCAGTTGCCCGCGCTACTACGTTGGAGATTGCCCGTTCACTTGTGGGTCGGTTTTCGTCAGTGGATAGCACCAACTCTTGCAACGAAGTCATGGGCGATTGGCCTAGCGCAGCCGTGAACATACCTTGGCCAAACACATAAGCCTCGTAAACGGCCTCCTGATTGCGGTCTTTGCCGTAGCGTCGTCGGTCATGGACAAAGCCGATTGCAGCCAAGTAGGGAGCCACTGGCATGAGCCGGTAATCAATGAATACTTTGCCGCCACCAGGTAGCTTTACCTCTAGGCTGTATGGTTTCCACTTTCGCCCGTTCTGCGCCAGATCCTTGTCTCGATTGCCTGACCCGCGTCCGTGGATTTGCAGGAGTGGCACGTTTTTCTCATCGTCCTCCGGCGCCGGCGGCACGCAGGCAAGCAATAGCGCCCCCATTGCCACTGTGCCGTAAATGCCGCGCATGAGCACGCGCTGTTTTTCTTCGTCGCTACGTTTGTAGTCCTCTCCGCCCGGCACCATTACCGGAACATCGGCAGCATCAAACATGGCCCGCACCAAGCCAACTGGACCATAATCCAAGCCTCGGTTAAACACATTCGCCGGAGTGCGAATAAAAGGCACGCTGTTGACCCGTAGCCATGCCGTTGCAGCTTTCAGCGCCTTTGCCTTGGCCCCAGTGGCCGGTAGACTCTCTGCAAAACGCATGGCTCGGCCAAATGCTGCATCCACCGACAGTGCGACAACGCCAATAACGCCCTCAGGTTGATACTGAAACGTCGCACGCCGAGCCATCCGCGTAGCCAATTCGACCAACTGCCCATTTCGGTCCATCTGCCGTAGTTCGTTGGCTCGATTCTTGATCCACGTTTCTTCATCGGTTTGGCGTTGGATGTTCTCAGTTAGCGCATCCCACTCGGTCTTGGCTTGTGCGGCATGGTTGGTTTGCTGCTCGGCGGTCAGATTCAGCATTCGCTCGACCTCATACGGAGCCATGTCTTGCGTGATTTCGCCGGCATCCACACGGTCCTGCACCATCTTTATGGCCAAATGCCGTGCCGCCAGTTCATAGGAGGATGCTTGAAACGTGGCATCTGTTGCGCTCATAATGCGCCCAATGTATTTGCTGATTGCCCGGCTTTCCTCCATCGGCCTAGCAATGGCCCTTGGCCCAGCAATCTTGGACTTTGACTCCATTGCCCCGCCGCCACGCTCAACAGCAGCGTCTTGTTGCTGAATGGGTGATCGACGCCCTTCTTTTACCTGAGTCTCAGCCAGCCCTAGCCCTATTTTTAACCCCTCTACTGCTCCATTGCTGATTTGCGCATAGTAATCCAATGCCTTGCTTGGCTCGGTAAAGAGCTTGGTTGCGGCCATTTCGCCTACGTCAAACGCCATAAACGCTGCATTGCCCAAAACATTGCGCGCATTGGTGATGATAGACGCCAACACGCCCGAATACCAAAGCCCCACGCCGACATCTACCCAGTCGTAAGGCCGGATTTGCTCGTGCATGTAGGCAAATAGTTGCAACGTCTGGTAAACGCGTTCGTTGCTGCCTATCGGCGTGCTGGCAATGTTACGTGCCAGCTTGGCCAGTTCAGCATTCTGTTGCGGGCTTGGCGTTGGTAGCTTGTATTTGTTACGGAAGATTTGCTCTAGCCCTTTCACCGAGAGCTTACCGGCATTGAACATCTTCAACGCACGGCCAATGGTCTGGCGCAGGTCGCGGGTTGTCGCAATGTCCTTGGCCTTCATCCGGCCAATCAAAGCGATTTCGAGCTGCTCTGCCGTAATGGTCTTGGCCCGCAGCTCCTCCCTAACCTTTGCCGTTTCCTCGCGCAGCGCCTTTAGCCTGACGTTCTCATCGGGCAAGCGACGGGAATCCAAGTAAGCCACAATCTCCTCGTCGGTGCCGGACTCCAGCAGTTGCTTGGCTTTTTGCAACTCCTCCTCCGCCAAAAATTGGCGCTGGATTTCCTTGCGAGTAATAACTGTGGCGACCTCTGCCCGAGCATCGGCCAACATGTTTTGGACAATTCCGCTAACTTCCTGAGCAATCGACTTGGCAAAGTCTTGGCTGAACAGGCTGGCGATCTTGCTGGTAATTAACCCCTCGACCTCCATTGCCTTTACCGTTCCCTCCGCCGCTACCTTGCGCGGGGTGGTGTTGGCCTCGTCAAACGCCTGCTTGATTAACTTGTTCAGAATGACCGTAACCGGAGAACCTCCCAGTTCCTTGGTCTTGAGCGCCGCCAGCGCTGCATCCTTTTGTTCTTCGGTCAAGGCCGTGCTCGCTTCTATGCGTTTACGTGCCTCGGCAATGATTCCTTTGTAACGCTCAGGCTGACTTAGAATGTCCGAGGCTCGATTGGCCAATTCTTGCGCCGTTGCCTGCTCTGTTGCGCCACGTTCGGCCTCGGGTAACGCTGCCAGAATCTCGGCCTGAATGTCGGACGAAAAGATTTGCAGCAATGCCTTGCCCGCTCCGCCGTCCTTCGGAGTGACTTTGGCTTCAATGGCATTTGCTACGCTGGCCTTGTAACGCTCCCATAGCGTTTGCTTGGCTGCATCGACAAACTTGCGCAAAGCATCGGCTCGGCTCACAGGTAATGGCCCATCCATCGTTAACCATGCAAGCTGACCATTACCCATTTGGTCCTGCATATCCTGAAACACCTGAAACAACTCGGCCGCAATCTGAGGAATTGCCGCCTTTTCCTTTTCACTCAGCTCAGGTGCGTTGCGGTTATTGCGGTCGATTTCGCGCCGGAAGAATGCCTGCGCTCCCTCCTCGGTGTCGAGCACGACAAAGCGCTTTAAGCCTTCGATAAACTGACCGGCTTCGGTAGCCACTGGTGCCCAAATGCTCAGGATGTCAGACACGGCAGCGTAGTCACCGCGTTTATTTGCGGCTTGCATGAGGATTTGCGCAATCGCTGTCTTGGTGTCCATGTGGACCTTATTGGTCCGGTCCATGATGACCTCACGCAGCTTGGCCACGTCACCACCGTGTTTTGCTATAATGACCTGCGCTTCGTCATCGCCCACCGAGCGCGAGCGCACGGTATAGGTCATGGCCGCTGCCGCTTTCCTCACTTCGTCGGCGTATTGCGGGTCTTGCTCGACGCGCATAGCCACACGCCGCTGTTTGATCGTTTCTTCTAGCCTGTTGGTGTAATCCTCATCGGACAACGAGTAAGTGATGTCCGATATGTTTCCAGTGCCAAACACGGCATTCTTTACAAATACGGTGTTGCCAATCTGGAAGGCTTTATCGCCGCCAATAACCTGGCGCTCGGTGCCACGCTCATAGTAGAACGAATGCCGGTCTGGATTGAAACCGACCTGCGTCCAATTCTCCAGATCCGTAGGCATCGACTGGTCTGCGTCCCAGTTGCCCCTGATTGCGATGTGCGGCCCCTTTGCCCCGCCCAAACCAATCTCCAGCGTCTTTTTCTCATTGAGCACAAACATCGGGTTGGTGATTGCCGCGCTTGCCTCGTAGCCTTTGCCATCGGCCAACTGAACGGTAACGACTCCTACCCCATGCCGCTCCCACGAAGGAACGTCCTGCCGTAACGTCAGCGGAGTGCCGGGCTTGATGGTTGCTACGTCGATCCTTGACTCCCGCTGCGCGCTATTGATCGCCGCATCAATTTGCTCTCGGGTTGGCAACGTCCCAGGTTGAGGCACCGGTATCTGACGAGACGGAAACGTCTCGCGTATCGCTGTGTCAATAGCCTCTCTTGAGATAGGTTCACCAGCTGCTCGACGCTGAAGAAGGTTCCGCACTACCGGTGAAAATGGCCGCTTCAAGCGCGGTGCCATTTCCTCATCCGCCAGCGAATAGGTGATGTCGGGATTTGCCGCGTCAAACGTGCCCCGGTTATTGGTCGCACTCTTTATCTGGCTAGGGTCAAATGCTATTACCAAATCTCCGGTGTATTTGCGTATCTCCTCTTTTGAAAGCTCATCTTCCATTTCGCCCGGTAGATCAGCTAAATCATTTATAATTACTCCATCATGTCCATCAATCCGCGCCTGCTCCATTGCTGATTCGACCCCAAACTCGCCTTTAGTCTGTCCGTTGGCGTAAAAAACTTTTGGATTTTTAAGGGAAACATAAACAGGCATTAACTGTTTTCCGTAAAGACCAGCCATTTCTTTTTTGCTGGTTAAAAATATGCCTGTTTCTGCGCCTTCTTTTGAAAGTTTAAATATATTAAATTGCGCATCCGTTCCATGATAAACCACCAGCGGCTTGCCGTCGGCGTCCACTACCTTGCTATCGCCAAACCACGCACGAAACTTGGGCGTGTCGGTTTGCAGACTAAACGTGGCGCCGTATTGTCCTCCCGCCGCTACTCGCCCAACGCCAGTCATTGTCGGCCACACCTTTTTACCCGCTGCCTCCATTCGATAGGCATCCTCAATAGCGGTAATCATATCGCTTACCATCGGAAAATCAAAACCCTCTTCCGTTAAACTCTCCCGCACGCGATCCAGTTGGCCTGCTACTTTTTGTTTTTGACCTGCTGCATCGCGCTTAAACGTGACGAATAATTTGAGCCGGTCTTTTGGCTTCATGTTATCATAAAGCTGCTTCCAATCTCCGTGCAGAGGATCTTCTTTCACGATCGAGGGAGCCGGTAATTTACGTGAGCGCAAAATGCTCATCAAATCGCCATACTTGCCAAAATCCGCTTCCATGTTCGCCTGCATCTCTTGCGCGGCCTGAATCTTATTTACATAGGCATCATCTAGCTTGAGCGCCCGGCGCAATTCACCTCTGAAGCCAATGGGAAGGTTTCCGTCCTGCTCCATCTGAATTAGCCGTGCGGTCAATTCCATCAGGTTGGCAAAAAACTCACGCAATTGCTCCATGACCGCACGCATGGTCAATGGCAGCGCCTTTTCCTGTTCGCCGCGTCCAAGGACGTAAGCCTTTGCCGACTTGCTGAAGAACTCGACGGCAGCGCGGTAACGCATCTCATCGTTCATTCCGGCCCGATCCTGCTTTCCCTCAACCTGATCCTGCCAGCCTTCGATGTCGTTAACCGTGACGCTACCCCTGTCTATCTGCTCCTTGATATGAGTTTCGGTCTTTTCCTCGACCAGAGTAAGCGGATTGGCCCCTGCCCAAAGCCGCTCCGCATAGCTATAAATCTTGGTTTTTGCGTCATACACCCGAATGCTTTCGCCGGGTATGGTGACGGTTTTTGCGGTATTGCCGGGCTTAATTGCCCCCATCTTAATGTAAAGGTCCACCAGAGCATTTGCCTGCTGCTCGGTCATCCCGCCTTGCTCCTCGGGTTTACCTATGCGGTCCGATAAACGCTGAATTGTGTTTGGATCGTAAATGGTCGCTCCGCCCAAACGTGCCTCAAAAAAGTCAATCAGGTCGCGCACGCGTTCCTGATTTGTGGCCGCCTCCGCTTTGTCCACATCTTCCTTTAATGCCAGCGCATCCTCTACGGTTGCGGCCTCATCTACGTATTGGCCCACAGAGTTGTAAACGGCATACGTGCCGGCATCGGTTTGCGCTATATTTGCGCCTTGGCTTTGACTTGCTGAATACCCGGCCATTTCCGATTCCAGTGCGGCCATAGCCTGCCGCTGTTCCTCGGTGTCCATTTGGCGCTTTTCCTCATTGTCCCAGAAGCCATGCACCATTTCATATGCCGCCTCCTGCGTGGGTGCCGCAAGAATCTCCGCCGCTGCCTCTCTGGTAAAACCTACCGCCATAAGCGAGCGCTCACTGGATAGGTATTGCCGACCAAACGCTTTATCCGCAAAAGTAGCGTTTGCTGTTCCGATAAGGGTCATTGGCAACAAAGCAATAGCCGTGGCCGGCAGGGTTGCTCCGTAGGATTTAAGATCCTCCATCGTCGCCGCAGGTATGCTAGGGTCTAGTCGGCTGGCAATGGTCTGAAAAACCATTCCCATGATGTCCTGACTAGCTTCTGTCGCAAATTCCGGGACGTAGGTAGTGGCAAATTGAAATGCTGCCCGTCCTGCAAATGCTTTAGCGGTTGCTGCCGTCAGCGGTTTTGCCGCAATGCGCTGCAACACTGGCAGTGTGCCAAACAGAAGCTTTTGCCCGATGAAATGCTCTAGCGCCGTTTGCACTGCCGCCGAACCCATAGAAAACGTAGAGGTATCACCCCATGCCACGCCACGACTGCGAGCATCCCGCATTTCCTTGTTGTAGGTCGTATTTAGAATTAGGGGAATGCCCACGTATGGCACTGCCGACATTGCCGTATAGGCAACCATGCCCGGAGAACTGGCCAAGGCATCGACGATATAATTGTCGAACTTTTGTGGATTTATTACGCCGTTTGCCAATCCATTAACAAAATCGGCCGCATCTATCCGCTTTGTATCTGCTTCGCTTTTAGCTTTAAACGCCTCGTAATCCGCCGGCGTAAACTCCGTTGTTTGCTGGCGTCGAGTAACAATGGCTTGCGCTTGATATGCTTTCTTGGCTTCTTCGTAAGGCAGCTTTGCAATGCGTGCATTGTTTTCTACTTGGGTTTGATCCACATTTATGGCGTCTTTTGCCAAATCCAAAAAATCGCGTGCAGTCCTCACGCCAAGTTTTGCCAATCCTTTTTCAATGATTCCGGCGCCCCCGGCCATTTCCTGCATTGGTTTATTTTTGGCCTGAATTAATGACGCCAGCACCGGCCAATCTTCACGCGGCAAGTTGGCAATTTCACTTGTCAGGTTTTTGAGGGAATCAGTGCTCCATATCGCACGGCGCAAATTGGTGGTGCCGCCATACGTTTTAAGCACTTCTACCGCATGTTCAGCCAGTGGTGTAAGCTCGGTCGTTTTGGACTGGAGCTTGCCGTAAAAATCGCGAAATTGATTGCGACGAAGGTCGTGGGTTTTTTCGTCCCACCGTTGATCGGTCCCAATGCCAACCGTCATGTTTTTCCATGCGTCGGCATAGCTTTCTCCCTTAACCGCAGAATCAGCCAGCGAAGCAGCACGCTCACCCCACATAGCCTGCTCGTCGTCCTCCTTTTGAAAGCGCTGCCCAATTAACTGGTAAAGCTCTTCGTCTTGAATGTTGTCCCGCTTTATGCCCAGCACATGGTCGGCGTAAACTGACTTCGTGGCGTCCCAGCCTTGTTCATTCCACCCCGCTGGCAGGTTGCCAATGGTCTCAGAAATATGCTGTTCGACAATGGCTCGTGCCTTCATACCACGCGGATTCTCGGCGCCCACCGTTGCGTCATCCAAAGCCTTTGCTTTATCGGCCCCAAGGGCCACGTCTAGCTTGTCTAGGCCAGCAAAGTTAGCTCGCTGGCGATCCCTAGTTAAGCGCTTTTCCTCGGCTGACGGTTCAAATGGAGCCAGCCCCTGCTCGCGCTTGGCGGCAACGTAAGCCTGAAGTAATGGTTTTGCCTGATCTTGCTGTGGCTTATCCAGGGTAGGCAGCGCATTTGTCAGCGTCAGGGCATCGGTATCTGATAGAATCGTCATTTGGTAGGTTGATCCAAGCCGTAAAGTCCCAAAATCTCAAGTGCGGTCCGCCCTTGATTCATATTTTGCCCGCTTACAGGAACAGGCGTAGTTGATCCAGTTTTTGGCGTCAAGACAGCGCGAACATTCTCAATATAATTTGGCTCTGTAATGCGCCTAAACTCCTTGAACGCATCCTCATGACTAGCGTTAGGATTCTTTGAAAAAAACTGCTCCAACTGGTCTTTTGCGCGATTGAACTTTTCGTATGCCGGCAAGGCATCTTTTGGATTAAATGGATCGGTTGGAAGGTCTGGTTTAATTTTTCCAAACTGCCCTTTTTCAAAAAGGTCTTTCATTTGGGAGTCTATGTCTCTCTTGACTGGATTCACCCTACCTTCTTTGCGATCTGTATCTTTTGCTTTTAATCGTGAAATCGCCTCCTCCATTGCTATCCCCTTTGGCATAGCGGAAATCATTTCAGAAAGCTCAATAAACTTGGAGCTATCCTCATCGCTAGACGAATCATAAGCGTTTACTAGCGACAAAACCTTTGCCGAGTAAACTTTTGCCTCTGGTGTCATGATCGTTACACCTGATTCCGCATCTTTAAGCATCCGTTTTTGTTCCTTAACAATGGCTTTTGCGGTAACTGCATTGATACGACGCGTATCGGCTAAGGCGGTAAGCTCTTCCTCTGAGATAATTTCTCCGGAAAGACGCCTTTCCTGCAATGAATTAGCAACCTCAACACGTTCGTTATTCATGCCATTGCGGGCCTGATTCAACAACGCATAACGCCGCTCTTGATTGAGCGCTTCAAAACCCTTTCCATCTTTTAACTTATCAAATGCACTAAACGGGTCATTGTTTATGTCTTGCAGTCCTACTTGATATTGCAACTTAGGTAGAACATCTGCTTTTAATTCCTCTTTTGCTACTGGAGCAAGCGTCATTCTATCAATAGCCGCAAAAGCACCATCGACATTGCCGGTGGAAATATGGCTATCCATATTGATTTTTAACGCAGTGTTGTCCTCATTGATCTGCGCTTTGTCGGTGTAAGTTTTGAATTGAATCCCAAGTCGCGTGCGTTCGTCATTGTATTTAATGGTATCGACCTCGGCGGCACGCTCTGACCATCCATCTTCTTTCAGCCTTTTTGCCCGAGCCTGTTCGTATTCACGCCAAGTATCTTCAGTGTATTTTCCCCATTGGTTTATCGGTAGCCTTGCAGGATCTAGGTTTGCTTCTATCTGCGCCGCCGTTTCCTGCCGAATGTTCTCCTCCCTAGCCAACAACCCGTTATCGTGATGCTCTTGTTTCATCACGGCATACTTGTTCACCGTTTGCGCTACATCGGAGATGGCGCCGCCCACGTTAACCAGCGCTTGATATGGCGCGGCGAACGCCCCGGCATCTGCCCTTGGCGCGCCGATCTGCGCCGTGGGAACGGAAGAAAGCGGAATAGTGGGAATGTTAGCCATGATGATTGATTACAGACCGCTACGAACAGATAGTGCCGTTGGCGCGCCAGCCGATTGCATACCCGCCGCTGTGTTCGGGCCAGGAGTTGCGGCGGGCCGTGATGACATTGCCCCCATGCCGGCCGCTTGCCCTGCCCCTTGCAGCAATGTGGCACCAGCATTGATGTAGCCAGCCTGCTCCGCATTCTTGCCCATTGCTAGGTCCATTGCCCCTTGTTGGCGAAGATTCTGCGCATTGATGCGTTGCTGCCGGTTGTAATCAAGAACGTCCAGCTCTAGGTTGCCTGCCGTTTCCGCCATAAGCTCTAGCGGTGTGCCTGCCTCCATGACGCCAGCCTTTGCATACTTGGACCGCTGCGTTGCCAGTATCCGGGCGTTTTCCTTGCGCTTGCGCCGGATGTTCTCGGCAGCGTCCATTTCAGTTTGCTTAGCCTGCGCCTCCGCCATCTTGGCGTTATATTTGCCAATTGCCTTGGCTTGCTGCGCTTGCTGAACCTGACCATAAACTGAAACCGATGTGGCTACAACGGTTAATGCTACTGCCGTCCATGCCATTGTCATTTTGCGTCCTCCAATAATTTTTGGACCTCTTGATCCGTTGCATCGGTAGAGGCGTTAATGTCGATTAGCTTTGGTAGCAGTTTCTCTAGGTTTTTTTCTTTAGTGGGATGAACGGTCATCCAAATCATATCCTCCAGAATGTAGAGCACTTTACGCACTCCTTTCTTTGATATGAAATTAAATGGTGCCCCTATTTCATGAACCACACCATTCATAAGCACACGCGCTTTTCCCTGAATAACGATGTTGATGTGCTCGGTGCTGTGAACGTGACCAACTACAAAAGTGCCTGCCGGCATAAAGATTTGCCGACAATAAACTCCAGGTGGCTGATAATGCGTTATTGGGCATTTGACTTGTGGCATACGCGATAGCTCGTCCGCCGTCAGGTCGCCGGTCGAAAAACCCTCAATCGCCATACTGGTTTCAGTTGTCATGTCAGTCTCCGGTAATGGCATATTTGGTGATGATTGCCAGCAAGCACAGAGGAAGTGGCTGCGTTTGTTTTACAATGACCGGCGTATCTAGGTCAAAATTGCCGTCAAAATCAATTTCCTTGTCTCCGGTAAACAAGGGCGGCGGCGCATCCATGCGGTCTGCCGTGTCTCGGAAATTGAGGTTATAGGTCGTTGTCCCATCCCCGTAAGATAGGCCCAGCGTGTTGCTTAATCGCAAAACAATTTTACGCACCTGCTTTATCTGGCCCTGACTATTACCCGCTGCCGGGTCCATGTCTAGACGCATAGGCTGGATAATCGTTTCGTAAGGCAACCCAATGTGAACTACACTAGCAGAATCGTTCAACGTTACTGCGCCATCTACGACAACTTGGTCGGCCACTGGCGCCCCATCTGCCAAAATAGCCACGGTTTTTCCTTCTAAATGGCCAAGCCCAGAAAACTCAGTCGCTGGCGCGCCGTTATAAGATAGCCCAGAATCAACGTAGAACGCATTTTCAATACTGGTCCATGCGGTGGGATTAAATCGCTCAATGTAGCGCCTAGGCAGTCCATCAATCTCTCGGTTTACTACGCACCAAATTTCGTCTGATCCTGTCCCATAAACCGTAGCCACAGACTCAAACAGCCCATCCGTAGTATGACGATGCCACCCCACGACGTTTTGTTCGCGCTCATAGGTCATCCCAACTAGGTTTCCGTTTCCGGTGACCACCCAAACAATGCTTTGTGTTTGTTGCTGAATCGCTGTTTCCGATATGCCGCCGGCGGTGATATGCTCGGACAGCACCGTCAGGTCAGGCGAAACGTAACCATCCCGCTCAAACGAGTAGGTCATTTCTCGAATTCGCAGCCCTTGGCGTTGAACAAACAAAACGACTTCGTTGACCAAATCAGCCTGAATTGCTTTTGAGCCGTAGTTGGAGTGACGACGAACAAGCACATTGGTGGCGGTCAAAGCCGAATCCGTGCTACCTTGCATTGACCATTCGCCGGAGGTTGTCCCAATCAAAAGCGCTTTTTGGGAAACAAGCCATTGAATAGAATTACGTTCCTGCGCGCCAATAGAGTAAGCAAAAGCATCCGCATCGGTGGTTCCGACCTTAAAGCTCTCGTAATCGTCCAGCGCCGACCCCCACACCGTTTGCGGCTGATAGGCAGTGCCCGCAAAGCATAGGCGTTGCTCAAACAAGGTAGCCGCGACAGGATACCCGCGCTTTGCGCTCCATGCCCCTTCAGACCAATAACGAGTGGCAACAGTGCCATACAACCCTTTTTCCGTTAAAACGGTGGCAACGGCAGTGGTGGAATCCGTAACTTCATCAATGACAACGTAGCCGCGACCATACGGGTCATCCAATTCAAGAATTGCTCGCGGAGCATTGGCCTGTGATACCCAATTTTCAATCTTGAGACGATAAATAGCATCCTCTGATTCGGTTCCCTCTTGGTCATAATTTGAGTCACTAGATGACTCAACCTTGCGAACAAGCTCCCATGTAGTTCCTCCATCGTAGGACCTTTGCACCAATACGTCAGCGTCCCATGTTCCCGATGTCCGTAAACGCCACTTTCCACTAATTCGCATAGTGGATGCCGATGTGCCATTGGCCGTGATAGCCAAACGAATAGATATATCGGTGCGTAAATAAACAATTTCAAAAGTAGAACCAACATGCGTTGATTCAAATAATTCGTCTGAGGCAGTTAAATCAATGGTTCCTGTCAATGCGCTTGGTGTTAGCGTAATAGTCGTAATGTTTTGATCCAACAAGGGAGGATCCTTAAACACCACGCTACCAATAGTCCAATTTTCATCCGCTACCCGTATGAGCTTTTGCACAGGATACGACGGATGCGTAATGTAAACCACGTCGTTAATTTGAGCAAATTGTAGGTCAAATATATCAGCCTCCGCATAATCGGTGGCTATTTCATATGGGTCGCCATCTACTATTACCTGCGCCCCATTACTAAAAAACCGCATGTAAAAGTCACCAATCTCTATGACAAACGTGGTCGTAGTCGAAAACTGAAAATCTAGCAAACGGCACTTTTTGTCAGTATACTTGGCCTCTGCGATAAACTGCAACCCGGGTCGACGACGCGCTGCCCCATAGGTCTCAATGATTGCATTCTGGAGCTGCCTACACCCATTGTTGCTTTTTTCTAGGTCAATACGGGCATCCAGCAACGGGGACAGTTCGCCCGCGTTGAAGCTGACCTGACTTTTTTGGGTGCGTGCTCTTTGTGCCATGACTTATCCCTTGGTGGAATTGTAGCGCGAGGACAAGAACATGGATTCTTTGGTGGCATCAAAACGAATGCGGCGCTTTTGATTGCCATCTTTGGTGCGCGCCTGCGGCAGTGAGATGCGGTGATACTCGGTCAACAAACTGGACGCCATATTCTCGTCCTGGCGGATTGAAACCGCGATCTTTGACGCAAGCAGCACTATTACCGCGTTGGTGAATAAAGCGTCCCAAATGGACGTATCCTCGACGTAAGCCGTGTATTTTACGTCGGCCCGTTCTGCGTCAGTGAGCAATAGGCGCCCTTCAATCTCCCAGTCGTCCTGTGGCTGGCCGTGGTAATCGACGCCGTTAAGCTCCACCAAGCTGATAAAATCAGCCGGTAGTTGGTATTGGTAGGCCCATTCAAACGCCGGCGTGGCCACTAGCTGCCCGAGCGTAGTCCGCACTCGCAAACAATTCCAGTCGCCGGCCCGAGCCACCTCCTTGATCGTGGCCTCAATGGCGTTTTTGCACACGCGAGCGCTCTTGCTGTCATTGTCATCAATTGCCATGATGCGTTGCGCACCAATGCGTCCAAGAGCCTGATTGCAGATGTCGGTAATCGTGAGGGCCATTGTAAATTGTCCGGGATTGTCCGCCCGGTCGGATTTTTACGTGAAGCTGATCGCAATCTTGATTTCGCCTGCCGCCACCGCATCCGAAGCCGTGTCTCCTGCGGATACGGTTGTTGCCAGCGCAATGCCAGTGGTAAACCGCACGCCATTAGACCCAATGGGAATAGTTGCGTTATTGCCAGTCGGAAGATGCAAAGTAAGCACTGGAACGTCGGTGCCAACGGTCGGCGCCGAAGCCTTATTGTAGAGCTTCAAATAGCGCACGCTGGCATTGGTGTTGCACGCAAGGATGCTCCAGACGGTTCCTGCACTAGCTTTGACGCTGGTCGCATTGGTAGATGCCGTTGAATTGATGAAAGTGGTGGTTGGGGTGTTGACAAGGGCCGCAAGATCCTCGGTCGAAAGAACGACTGCCGCTGATTTATCCGCACTTAGTCTGCTCATGATGAAATATGGTTTTGATTAAAGAAAAGCCCGCCCCAGCGCGTAGCGCCAAGGCGGGCAAGAACTACCGAAGCCAGCCTTAGGCTATGGTTTGATAGATCACATGGAGCGTAATCTTTTTTCCAGTGGTAATAGCGGAACTGAAGGTAAGAACACCAGTAATGGTTTCGTAACCGTCGGGAACGCCAACCGGAGTCACGGCTTGTCCGTTGGTGGGGGTCAACGCCGTGGAGCCGGCGCTGGCAACCGCAACCGAGGTGCCGGAGTAACGGTTATCGACACCACCGTCACCAATCTTGGTGATGGCACCAGTGCCACCAATGCCATCGCTACTGATGCGGCAAAGGCCCGGAATGACAATCACGCCTTCGGTTAGACGACCAAAGTTAATGGTGTCGCCCGTAACCTCGGAGCCGGTCACAGTGTAGGTGAACGTCGCAGAGCACAACGCGGCAGACACATCGGAGCCAGAGGCGCGACCGCCAAAGCCCTTAGTGCCAGCCTGAGTTTGCTTGGTATAGATAGCAGAGTTTAGAATAGCCATTTGAGTAATCTCCTATGTTGTTAGTTGTATGTTGATTCCCTAAACATTAGGGGGATTCGTCGCAGGCGATCAGAACCACGCGCTCTTCCTCAAGGCGGGTAGCGCCAATCATGAGAACGGTGCGGATCTGGACGGTGTGGTTAAGGTCGGCACGAATGTCGATCTTAACGGACTTGTCCATGCCAATACCAAAGGCCAAACCGTCGCGCTGGTAAGCAACGCAAGTGCGGACATCGGTGCTGCTATTGAGGGAAAGAAGCTCGGTTTGCACAAACTCAAAACCCATGAAGCGGGTAATGGTGCCGTCAACCAAAGCTTTCACGTTGTTGTAGTCGGAAGATTTAATTTCGACCACATTAGTAAGAAGATCGTTCAACTGTTTAGCAGTAACGATAATATAGCGCCCATCCTTCTCAACCTCGTTTTTGTCGAGGATGTAGGCAGCGCGAGTGAGTTTAGCCAAGGTGAGACCAGAATTAGCGGCAGTGCCACTGAACACATAGTCCACATCGACTTTTTGGCTACTACCGAGGTCAACGGCGGTGGTGCCGTCTTCGCCAATATAGGCAGTGCCGGTAAGGGCGTCGATGATCGTTTGGTCCATCGTGCGCTTGGCGGCGCGAGCGTGGGACTCAACGTGCTCAGACTCAGGAGTTGGCAATTCGCCCAAAGCAATCTGGTCGAACTGGTCAATAAAGGTTACTTCGTCATAGCCCTTCGGACGCAACCAGCGTTTGGCCATAGGCGTGTCGCTAGGAATGGTCTTGCCGTTACGGGTAGTGATGAGGCGCATCTTGGATTTACCAAGTTGCGAAAAGGTGCGCTCTTTACCTTTGACGGTAACGCGCTTCACCTTGTTTTCGAGGCGGGATTCTTTTTGCTGAACTAGGTGGTCCCAGTTGTCGGCAAAGTCTGTCTGAAAGTGTTCAGGAAGTTGAGTAAGCATTTGATTGGTCTCCAGCGTGCGCAACGTATTGCGCTAGGTTTTTTGCCAGCTTCGGGCTGACTACCGTTCCTCGCGCTTGGGTTTCCGCTTGGGCCTTGCGCTTCGGACTATGCCGAGGCCGAAAGGCTCGTTTTGCGAGGTGTCTTCGTGCTCTCTGTTTCCTGTATTGGTGGCGCTTTTAATGCGTGTCAACTATAAAGCCCGTTCCCACCACAGGAACGGGCTTCCCCCAGTTAGTCCACCAAAAAGAACCGCTGACCTACATAGGTCTGGCAGGCTTTTGCTGCTTTGCAAGCCAAGACTGAGTAAATCTTGATTTTGTTTCTACCGCCTGCGCGTGTTGTGGGTGGCCTGGGTTGTGATACGCTTGGTAAAGCGGATTGTTTGGATTTTTCATGATGTCCAAACCCTTGGCTCGATCGTCCATACCGGCATTTGCCGTAGTTTCACCAGAAACAAGCCGATCCTCGGAAATCATTGACGCAAACTTGGCCACCATTTGCACAACCTTTGAACTCTTAAACACTGGGTCGTTTGGCTCAAAACCTAGCGTGCGGGCACCGCGCACAGCTAAATCAATGTTCTTGGCGTAATCGGCCCCCCATGCGTCTTTTAATGCTTTGGCTTCTGCTGCTTCGGCTTGCGCTACGGCAGCTTTACTTTGTTCGCCAATTTTAAGGCCATGACTTTCGTCAAATGCCATCAGCTCCTTAGCTGCCTCCGGGCTGACTTGGTATTTATGCAGAATTGCGGCCACGCCATTAACGTAATCGCCATTCCACATTTCCTCTGGAATGTTGTCAGGGCGCTTAAAGCCATATCCTTCTGGTTTTTCAGGCACATTGTTAAGCTGGGCCATGACCTTTGCCCGCTCGGCTTTGGCCTCTGGCGAAGCATCTGGCGGCAACGGTGCCAATGCTTTCTTTCCAGCCAAACTCGACACGTTGGCAAAACCGCCAAGCAATGCCTCAACGGTCTGATATTTGGAAAACGTATCCTTGTGGGCTTTGAGGTGGGCTGGTAACGCGTCAAACTTGGCCGTGTTGAGTTTACCTGACGCATCGTAAAGACCAACATACCACGCATCCCCGCCGGCCACTTGTGCGGCGGCTGGTGCCGGTGCAGTAAGCGGAGTTGACGCTGGGGCAGGCGGAGCTGAAACAGGTGGAGTAGTAGGCGCCGAAGCAGGCGGAGCTGAAATCAGAGAAGATCCTGCATCGCCCCCGGCTGGTGCAGATGTGACCGCACCACCACCGCCGGCATCACCACTGCCAACTTCATCATAAAAACGTTTTGTGTAAATGTTCATGGATAATTAGTTGCTGTCGCAGGTAATGCTTCCGGATTCGTTGGCCTCACTTTTTTCCGTCAAATGAGTTTTGCGGCGGGATATGACCGCATCCGTCTCGTATGCCTCAGTGCTCAATTCACCGCGCTCATTGGGCACTTTGCGATACTTGGTCACGGTGCCATTGCCAAGAATGCCGTAGCGCGCCCGATATTCTTCAGGTTTGTATTTACGATACCACTCGACAACCGCCGGGGTTTTGTCGCCCATTGCCCAGTCTTTTTGCGGCATAGGTGGAATCTCGCGCTTTGCCTTAGCCGACGGCTCATCACCTTCTCGGTAAATGGCAGTTGGAGTCTTTTCGTTGGCGTTAAGATAGCGAACAATGGCTGGACGCAGTTTTTCCCATGCTTCAAGCAGCACCAAGACATTTCCTTCTTTCAGAGTTGCCACATGGACTGCGCCATCTTTGTCAGTGCGAATAATTTGGCCATCGTCGTTTACTGAGTAAACGATGTTTGGAGCGGTTTGCTCTACTTGTGAATTGCTCATTTTAACGTAGCTTTGGTTTTTGTTTTTGCGGTGCCGAGTCGTTTTGCCCGGTCCAAATAATTGAGGGTGTCGAGGTGAAAAATGCGCATCCCCTCTGCGATTTCCATTTT